GAATGGTTCTACGATGTTAACGAACTCTGCACGAGTAAAGTCATCGTTGAACTCAAACATAACGTTTTGTGCTGCTTCTGCGATCGCACGTTCAATGACTAGGAATAGACGACGAACGTTGATGCGGTCAAATGCAGATGGACGTGATAGGTGAGTCTTGTCACCGTAAAGCATAATACCTTGGCCTGGGAAGCTAACGATTGGGTTAACACCTGCCTTGTATAGTGCATCACGCTGAGACTTAGATGGGTTGATTGCAATATCAGTAACGCCAATGTATTGACCGCGACGTGAACCTGCTGGCGAGAACCAAGGCGCGGATGCCGCGTCGGTTGCAGCCATGATACCTGCAGTTGAAGATGCTGCTGGAATTGTTATGTACTTATCGTTATACTTGTCATAAATCTTCAACCAGTTACCATCGACAACTAGGTACGATGAATTCTGATTTAGTGCTGTAACATGATCAAGTACATCTTGTGCCGTTGAAGGAGCAGTGCCTGATGAAACGACCGCAACACAGTCTTTACGTTGTTCTGCGATACTAACCAATTCTACTTGAACAGCAGTGTCTGTCATCTTTTGGCCTGGCGGAATCAAGAAGTCGATCTGAATCGTATCTTTGTCAGCAAATAGACCGTATGCCGCAACAAAGTTTGGTGAAGTTCCGTTAGATCCGCTGATTAGAGTGTAGTCTGTTTTTGCAGGTAGACCGTCAATCTCAATCCATGAAGATGATGTATTGATAACATCTACGATGTAGTTAGTAGAACCGTTAGCCAGTTTTGCTGTCGGACTTGTCGATACGTACTCATACGTTTCGAGTACAGATTCTTCGTCAGTGCCCTTCTTGAAAATAACAACGACATGTCTCTCAGAACCTTCTGGTGCTGAAGAGAAAAGGTCTTGATATTCCCACGAATCAGTACTTGCATCTACCATCACAGGAACTTCCTGTGTCACAGGCGCACCGTCTGAATCAAGTACAGGCGCACCGTCTGAGTCAAGTACAGGAACAGTTTCAAAAACAAGTTCACCGTCTGAGTCTCTATCTTGGACTAGAGTGTCTGAAGTATCTGCCCAATGATCGGCATCACAAACGTGAACTGAAACTGAGTTACCTAGTTCGCCTGGATATTTTGCAGAAAATACACCGTCAGTTGCCGTAGTAGATCCATTGCCTACACGAACAACAAACGCGCTTGAAGAATATTTTAGGAATTGCGCGACTGATAAAAAGTCTGCCGCATCACTTCCTGATAAAGGAGTCCCGAAAGTGGACGCGAGTTCTGATTCGTTACCGACAAGAACTGGCGTGTTTACAGGGCCCCAACCGAAGTCACCTACAAAGGCACCCGTTGAAGATGTGACCGCAGGGACAATCCCTGACAAGTCGATCTCACGGATACGTACTGCTGGTGACTCTGAAAATTTAAGAGCCATAATAGTTTCCTTTTGTTAAGGTATAATAAGAAGTCATAATACGAGATAATTCTATCAATGTATCTATTTATAATAACGCGATTTTTACCAAAAATCGTCTTCTGCAGTGCGATCTGGCAGCTGCCACCCAAATCCAGGATGCAGTACTTCTGCTTCTGGAACGAAGTCCCGACCGTCATCTATTATACCAAATGGTAGTATATCGTCTTCTATTTCTTTCATTCGTTGTTCAAACAACATAGACTTCAGGTCTACGTCATATAGGTCACCGAAAGACTGTGTGCTCAAGTAGTAACCAAACATCACTAGGTTCATCATCAAGTCGTCGTGGTTACCATCACTCGCTTCATACGACTGTCCTTTAGAAACAAACGTTGAGATTTCCATAATCGTGTTTTCATCGACGATCTCTAGTTTACCTGTTTCTAAAATGTCTTTGATCCCAGAGCACCCTATGCGTTTGGTCTTTCTGTTCATCGTGACACCGATAGCGTCTGATTTGACCGCAGACTCTAGGTGTATGTTTTCATATTCTAGGTCTTGATATAGACCTTGACACACAAGTATCCCTGCATCATTATTTTCGATAATTACATATGCTTCGTTATAAAGAGTGCCATACTTATAAATAATGTTCGGGTAGAGTATTGGAGAAATAGAATTGTTTCGATATACACAAACTTGTTTGAATGGCCTTTGTGAAACGTCGATTACCGTAAATGTCGAGTAGTCCTGTCCTCTACCCTTACTAACATCCACAGTCATGATGTACATGTGATCTTCTACAGGTTCTTCGTATATCAGCAGACTACCACCCTCGTGGTGTGATAGAGGTGCGCGTGACCTCAAGTCTAACAACACCTGTCCTTCGATCAGTGTATTACCTGTCCCGAAGAATGTATTTCCGAATTCTTGATCAAACTGTAGACTAGATGTGTTTGCAATCGTTTGTTCTTTCCACTTCTCATCACGTCCTGGAACGTCCCACCAATCCACACGAAATGGTTTGTATTCGTTCACACCTTGTACGGCACCTTCCCAGATCTTATGATAAGTATTACCGATACCATTCGCGGTACTTGTTATTATAACTTTTGTGTCCTTACCCGATGAGATTACCGGATAGGTCGACGTGTAGAACTCAGCAGCGTTTTCGACAAACGCAAACTCATCTAGGAATAGAAGGTTGACTGACATACCACGAATAGACGAACCGGATGTTGCCGCAGCGATGATACGAGAGTTGTTGGACAGTTCTATAGAACCTTTGTTGAGCGCCTTACATCCTGGCTGAAGAAAGAACGGCAGATTCTCTAACATAAGCGTGACACGCGCCAGCATCTCTCTTGCAGTCATACCTTTGTTCGCGAGGATCGCGATGGTCTTCTCTGGGTGAAAGAGTGCGTACCACAACAAGTAACCAACCGAACTGATAGACTTACCGGACTGACGACATGCCAATACGATATTGAATCGGTTGTTGTTGAAGTGTTCGAACATCTTTTCCTGATACGGATAGAGTTTGAACGGCACGAGACCCTTGTCTAGGTGAATGACCTTGACATACTTCTTACAGAAATATGATGGGTCCTTCATGCATTTCTTATACTCACGCAGCTTCTTGGCGTCCCATTCTTCTGCGACACCATCTCTTTTTACGTTAGGATTTCCGAGGTAAGATTCTTTTGTATAACTACTCATCTTCGTCTTGGTCTATAACTTTCTCATCACCCAACAGCATACGCTGCAATTCTGTAGTAGACCCGACAAATAGATTATTATTAGTAGTTTTTGCTTCGGCAGGTTTGTCTTCTTTCTGAAGTTCTTTTTGTTTCTTGTTGAGGTCCATCAACTTGTCATTGACATCTGCGATGCCCTTGATCATGCCAGACAGAACCTCAAACGCACGAGGGTGTTCACTCTCCCGCGCGACTTCAATCATGAGTTCTAGGGACTCGCGACCTTTCTCAATTAAGTCATAGTAAGTATCGCGAGAGTACTCATAGTCCTGTTCATGGACAAAGTTCTTTTTCTGGTCTTCGTCAAAAAGTCCAGGTGGTTTACGATTGTCTCTCATCACTTATCACCAAGTTAAAACCATAATCACTGTCTGGGGTCACATCAATCGGATCTGGAGTCACCGTTATTAATTCCGCAAACTCGTTGTCATTAGTATTTAGATCGACATTAACCTCGCGAATAACTGGTCCAGACTGTACAGGACCGTAGAAGTTCATCTTCATATCAAACGATAGAGTGTATATAATAGTTCGTCTCTGTTCAATCGCGCCTTCGAAGTCGTCTGATAAATTGACACCAACAAGTGATACAGGGACGTCTTCTTTGATATCAGGTTCGTCTGTAAATGGTTTGACTGTCAACGTATATTGCGGCGCAAAGTATGGTATGACTTGTTCTACGACTTGCAGCGCATCATCTTGTGACTTTGCATAAATGTGAAGTTCAAAACTAATTGTATAAGGTACGCCCACATATCTGCGAAATTGAGAGTCGTCGTTAGATGTAACATAACTATTAATCTTAGGAAGTTGTCGAGTAGGGTCATATATGATGGAGACGATCTCGAAAGACATCCTAGGAAGTTTAAGTGCGACCCTGCGTTCTGCTTCTTCGCCGTTTGTCATCTCCTCTAGACGCTCTATGAACGATCTGGCGGGTGCATATGACAGAGGCACCTTTACTTGAGATAATACCTTTCCGCTTGATGCGGTGCGCAGTATATTGATGTTATCAAACATAGAACCAAACAGCGCAACACAAGTGCGCACACGTTTGTGATAGAAGTGTCCGCCCATCATGGTGTTAGATCTCCAAACGGATTAGACTCTGTGAAGTCTAGGAAGTCTTCTGCAAAGTCATCAAAGGTGCGTTTCTGCGCCAAACGATCAATCTCGTTGATCCCCTCTTCTTCAGAAATAGGTGTGAGTGACGCATACTCACCAATAACAGGTCTGTCTGTTGCCCACTCGTGATACTTACCATCTGTACCGCCAGTATGTGCAATCTTGAGAATACGCGTGTCGTGATTCCAAGAAGTGACTTCGCCCTCAAGACGGAAGTCATCGAACTCTTGATAAACATCTTCGCCGACAAGGTAATAGATCTCACGACCCATGCCTTCGTCTGGCATCTTGAGTTCGTATTGGAATGCGCCTTCGACTTCAACATTATCAATTCCAGGAATACCAGTGTCGAAGTCTTCGTCTGAGAACTCGAACAACTCGCATTGCATACGGAACAGAGGTAGTTGAGAAAGTTGATAGAAAGGAGACTCGGTCTCTACTTTCATAACTTGGAATAATGATTCGGATAACGGCAAGTATATAACATCACCTTCACGTGGACGGAACTGTGCATCTGAAAGACGATCACCAATCAAGTGTTTCCATCGACGACGTGCGATAACAAACGTTGCCTGATCTCGTAATTCGATACCGAACTTAGTGAACAGATCGCCCTCGCCTTCGAAACCTTCTGTGTTCTCGATGTACACTTCTACTTTGTAGGTGTCAGAGAACTGAGACTGGATGCTGTCAAGGAAGATATCCTCTGACGCCACAATCTCGCGAGGCAGATAATATACATCCTGACCATACATCTTGATCGACTCAATGATCAGATCTTCATACAAGTCTTGTTCTGGACGATACTTCTGTGAAAAATATGGGTTAGTAGCCATAACTTACCCCATGAAGAAAATTGGACCTTCGTCCTCTTCTTCTCTAAATTTAGTCATAATGCGTTCGATGTCTTGCAATGCATCTTCATAGATCTGCCTTGCATTGACCGTGGTGCCGCCTGGTAATACCATACCGTCAAACTTGATCAGATTGAGACCCCACTGTCTTTTGATAAGCGCAGTAGCGTATTCTTTTACAAACTTGTGGTTCCAGAGAGAGTTGTATTCGTTTACTGAGTCGT